CCCAATTCTATCTGGTTTAATCAAAAGCCCTAGATCAAGAGATAGTGGAAACACAACCATGCACAAAAGCTTTGCTGGCGGTCATATCACCATTGGCGGCAGCAACAGCCCAGCTAGCTTGGCTAGCCGACCTATTCGATTGGTAATGGCTGATGAGGTTGACAGATACCCTTTATCAGCAGGAACCGAGGGTGATCCTGTAACCCTCGCAAGAAAGAGAACAACAACCTTTTGGAATCGTAAAATTATTTTAACTAGCACTCCAACTGTTAAAGGGGTCTCAAGAATAGAAATGGAATGGGAGCAATCTGATCAGCGGCGTTATCATGTGCCTTGCCCAGAGTGCAAAACTAAGCAAACTTTGAAATGGGCCAATATTCAATGGCCCGAAAACGAGCCTAAAAAATGTCATTGCGTGTGTGAACATTGTGGGTCAATTATTGAAGAGTCGAGCAAACCTTGGATGCTAAAAGAGGGGGAGTGGATAGCTACTGGAATCGAAGGCAAAACAGCAGGGTTTCACATCAATGAGCTTTATTCACCTTGGCGAAAATGGTCAGAAGTTGTTGAGGATTTTCTGTCTGCAAAAAGGTCGCCAGAAACTTTAAAAGCTTGGGTCAATACAAGCCTTGGCGAAACGTGGGAAGAGGAGGGCGAAACAGTCGAAGGTGATAGCTTAATGTCAAAAAGAGAAGCTTATGATTTAACGGCAATACCCGATGATGTTTTAATTCTCACGGCGGGGGTCGATGTTCAAAAAGACAGGATAGAGGTTCAAGTAGTTGGGTGGGGTCTTGATAATGAGCCTTGGATATTTACTCAGAAGGTCTTTTATGGAGAGCCTACAGAAAAAGAAGTCTGGGCAAATTTAGATTCATTTCTTTTAAAAACTTACTGTGGTCATAAGATTATTGGCGTGGCTGTGGATTCTGGTTATTTAACTGAACATGCTTACGCCTTTACCAAGCCAAGGGCTGGCAGAAGGGTTTTTGCTATTAAGGGTGTTAGTGGTATGGGTAGGCCATTAACAAGCGCTCCAAGGCAAACAGGGCGGCAGAGGGTCATGCTGTATCAGGTTGGCGTGGATACAGCCAAGCGAACTGTTTATTCTTGGCTTCATAATGATAAGGTGCATTTTTCAGCAGATTTAGACGAGGAGTTTTTTGCTCAGTTAACGGCAGAAAAATTGGTTACTAAGTTTAGGAAAGGCTTTTCAGTTTTAGAATGGGTTAAAACTAGAGAGCGAAACGAGGCGCTTGATTGTTTTGTTTACGCTTATGCAGCGTTAAATAATTTAAACCCTGATCTGTTAAAAGTTAGGGCCAGAAAAATAGCTCCCCCAGTATTAGTGGAGGAGCCTATGCCAACCAGTACACAAAGAAAAACCAAAAGCTCACCTAAGCGCCGATCCAGTAGTTTCGTTAGTCGCTGGTAATTCTTTCATTTTGAATTTTAATCCAAGTTTCGGCAGATTTTTTTGAGCTAAAAATTAACTCTTGAAATCCTGTCGGCCAATTGTGAACGTAAAGAAAACCATTATGATTATCTTTTGATTCTCTTGCCACTCGCACATAATTTAAAGTTTCATTTTTCATTTTTTATTCCTCTAGTTTAAACTCTTCTTTTTTATTAATAATTACAGGCTCTTTAAATTTAGTCTCGATTTCTAAAACAGCATCTTTAAGCGCTTTAACTATTTTTTTTACATCAGCGTCACTGTATACATATTCGGTTTTGTCGTTTAATGCTCCAATTATCTTTATATGTTTTAAAGCTCGGTTCACCCTAACTTCCGCAGTCTTTACAAATTTTTCTCTATAAACTTTTAGGTCATACTCGTCCATTATGATTCTCCTGCTATTTCTTTTTTTCCAGCTTTTCTAGTCTTGGATTTATCAGCTTTTTTGTAAGCTTTTTCCAAGCTTTTGCTTAGGCATTTAATGCGGTTTCTCTTGGTCATTATTGTTCATCCAGTATGCGCTTTAGTAGCGCCAGTGATACATCTGGCATATTCCTAATGCCTTTGCCAACAGCCCTCCATTTCTCAATGGTGCTGATGCTAACCCTCACGCCGTCACCAGCGTAAAGGTCAACAACTGCTTGGCTACTAAGCCCGTGAAGCTTTAGCAGAGCGGCAAGCTCTGCGTTATTGCTATACTTGATCATAATAAAAATCATCGTTAGGCTGATCAAATTCAAACTCAGGCAAAGCATCAACTTTGCTGCGCTCTACACCTTCCGCTAGCTGTTGATAATCAATATCAAAATGCTTATACCCGCGCTGTAGTGTCGCGTGGTAACTGCTAGGCGGTGGCGTGAACAGCGTATCATCAGTATTCATCACATAAGCCATAGCTTTTACTGGACGATCAGAACCTTTAACAACAACAGATACCTCACGCTTGGTGTAAAAGTTAGGGAAGCCCTCGAAACGATCAAGTGATGCCTCACAGTCAGCGGTAATCTCCCACAAACCGCCTTGAACAACATGGTCATTATTGCGGATAATATCAGCAACACGTCTAAACACTAGCATGTAATCCCAAAGCGTACCCCTGCCAACTGGCTTGGCTTTTGGGCAGCGCATGCTCATACTATCCATATCAGTATTAGCGCCGTATGCAAAATATAATTTAGTCATTGGTAATTCCTCGTTTTTGATTATTTGTGAATTTTTTAACTTGCCCATAATAACTCTCCCGTTATGCCACTTCTGCGCGGCGGTTTTTTAAATACTTGGTTAACATACGATCTTTGCCAATCTTGGCAAGATTCTCAAATTTACCTGTGCCAGTAACATTAATGCGAGTGGCTCGTTCTGCGCTACGCATAAATCCAGCGGTCAGCTTGATCCAATTTACTGCTTTCTCGGCGCTTACTGTGCCGCTGTGCTGGCGAAACTCAACAGTGCCGTGAACTAGCTTGCTGTGAAGATTTAGCTTAACGTAGCGGCTCCCGCCACTCATGGTTTGAATAACATCATCAACAGTGTTGCAGCGGCTTATGGCGGCAAGCTGGCGTGGCATTGAGCTTGTAACATTGCTTCTGCACCAACGCCCTGCGTTACCTCTGCGTGATGGTGGCATGATTTGGTCAACAACTGTTTCATACTTAACCCATAAGCGAGAAATATTTCTAAGCTCTTTTACATTCCACTCTCTAGCGTCATGATGAACGTGTAAGCCGCAGCTACGATTAACTGTGCAATCTAAAGCCTCAAGCGCATCCATTACGCGGGTAACTTGGGCTAAACCATCTTCACCATCTAAGATTGGCGAAACTACTTCAAAACAAACGCCGTCACCGCTCAAGCTAGCATCTGTAACAATCTTCCAATGTGCGCGTGTGCGGTGGTTGTAACCTTCAAATACGCAATCAACATCTGCTAACTCTGAAATTCTAGCGGCTAGCGCCTCGCGTCCCATGTGGCTAGGAGCAATGGCTTCAATTTCAATTCCGAATTTAGTAACTTGGCTCATGGTGTGTTCCTTTTGCTGCGTTGTTTGTATGTATCTATAATAGCACAATGCGCTACCTATGCAAGTCGATAATCCAATTTAATTCAATTATTTTTATATTTATGATGTTAGAATGATTTATGCCTTTATCTGACCTACATTTAGCGCAAGACCAGTGGATACTTGACGCAGCAAACGACCTTGATGGAAACATCTCAGGCAGGGTGTTTGGTGTGGACGACATAGAGATTGGAGAGGAGTATTGCTTTAATCTTTATGACGATGAATTACCGACCCTTCGTTTTATAGGCATGGTGATTGAAGTTCTCGACAACAGATCATACGCATTTATGAACACCCAAGAAGTTACTCAATCGCGGTGACTTGCTTTTAGCGACAAAGACAGCTAACCCAACAGCATAAATCAATGCTTTGGGCGCAGAATGGCTAACCTTTTCGACACATCTAGCTTCACGACCACAGAACCTTTGTCATTTACGGCAGGGGATAGAGTGGCTTGGACTAGAGTTGATATAGGCGGCGATTATCCCCCAGCCTCTTATTCCCTCAGTTATACCGCTAGAAAAGAAGGCGCGGGAACTGTATCCATTACAGCGACAGCTTCCGCTTCTGGTTCTAACTATCAGATTATTATTCCTGCTTCTACGACAGCGAACTACAGCGCTGGGCGTTACCATTGGCAGATGTACATCAAGCGCACATCTGATAACGAGCGCATTACTTTAGATTCTGGCGCATTTATTATTCAACCGAATAAAGCCACAGCAACAACTGACCCCCGCTCTAACAACAAAGTGATGCTAGATGCTATTGACGCTTTGCTAGCTGGAAGAGCAACCAAAGATCAAATGGGCTACTCCATTGCTGGTCGATCAATAACTAGAATCCCACTTCCTGACCTTATGGTTTGGCGAGACAGATACGCGGCTAAATATGTGAAAGAAGTTCGCATGGAGCGCATTAAAGCTGGTCTAGGCCAATCTGGAACAATAAAAGCGAGGTTTGTTTAAATGGGAATCTTGAGCTTTTTAGACAAGAGAAACAAGCCAGAAAATCCTACTGGGAAGAAACGCAAAACAGCTTTCCGCAGATATGGCTCTAGCGTTATTGATCGCCTTACGCAAGATTTCAAAGGCTCTACGCTAACCTCCAATGGAGAGCTAGAAGTTAGCTTGAGAGTTATGCGAGCTAGATCACGACAGCTAGCAATGGATAATGATTACGCCTCTAAGTTTTTAAAGATGGTTAAGGCCAATGTTGTTGGCGTTCATGGGATTCAACTTCAAGCGCGTTCAGTGAGAGAAGATGGTTCGCTGGACAAGCAAGATAACGACACCATTGAGGAAGCATTTGCTGAATGGAGCCTACCTGAGAATTGCTCAGTTACAGGTCGATTATCTTGGGTAGATATTCAGCGGCTAGTGATTGAAAGTGTTGCTAGAGATGGTGAAGTCTTAGTGGTTAAGGTTCGTAACTTTGATAATCCTTTTGGCTTTGCCGTTCAGATTATTGAGGCAGATCATTTAGACGAGGATTTCAACCTAACGCTAGCTAATGGCAATCGAATAATTATGTCGGTTGAAGTTAATGAATGGGATGCGCCAGTGGCCTACCATCTTTTAACTGACCACCCCAATGAAACCTCCATTATGTATAAGGGCAGAAAATATAACCGCGTTCCTGCGACTGATATTTGCCACTTATTTATAGCAGAACGGCCAAGTCAAATGCGCGGCATTCCTTGGATGAATACCGCTATGAAGCGTTTAAATATGGTGGCTGGCTATGAAGAGGCAGAGCTAATTGCTGCGCGTATTGGCGCAAGTAAAATGGGCTTCTACACTTCTCCTGATTCTGATTCTTATGTAGGTGAAGAGGATGAGTCAGGTAATTTATTAACTGATATGGAACCTGGAGTTTTTGAGCAGCTTCCAGCAGGGATGAGCGTTGAGACTTTCGACCCTAGCCACCCTAATTCAGCCTACCAAGTGTTTATCAAGACTGTGCTAAGAGGCGCGTCTAGTGGGCTTAATGTGGCTTACAACGGCCTAGCAAACGACCTTGAGGGAGTTAACTTTAGCTCCATAAGAAGTGGCGTTTTAGAGGAGCGTGAACATTGGCGAATACTGCAAAAGTGGGTCGCTGAACAATTACATCGTCCTGTTTACCAAGCGTGGCTATCTCAGTCGCTAAGAACACAAGCGCTTAATTTGCCAGAAAAGAAGTTTAAAAAGTTTACCAAAGTAAATTGGCAACCTCGCGGCTGGGCTTGGGTTGATCCGCTAAAAGATCAGCAAGCAAATAAATTGATGGTTGAGATGGGGACGGGAACCTTGACTGCTATTACAGCGGCAGCGGGTTTAAATTTTATTGACGTATGCGCCGAGCGTAAAGCTGAGTTAGCAGTTTTAGAAAGCTTTGGCCTAACTACTAATGACATTATTAATAGCAATCAAGAGGCTAATGATGAATGAGATAAATACGGGCGATTTATTTCGCACCTTTAATTTAAATAGGGAATCTGTTGATGCGGAAACGCGAACAGTAGACCTAGCCTTTTCCAGC